CAGTAGATGCCTTTGGTTTTGTTTTGAAAACCTTATTAACATCTACTGTTCTTTTTGATCTTCTCTGCCTTGTTACTTTTATTACTTCTTCTCTCAGGGCTGTTGATCTATCATCACCCTTTCCTTGAGTTTTGAATTCAATTGTGGCAATGGCTTCCTTCATTGCACTGAGATAACTCTCATCATCAGAGATGTCATCCAGGTCAAACCCCAATTCTAGGAGAATGTCAATAGGATCCAAGGAAGCGTTAGCCATTCTGTTGACGCATCTTCTCGTTTTCTTCTTCGATGTGTTGCTGTAACAATGCTACATAGATGTCCCTTTCCCAGGGCATCATATTTTCAACTTCAGTCAAAGAATATTTATGGTACTGCATCAAGGCAAAATTGAGTTTGAAGTAACTCTCAAGATCCATATGGATCATGCCTACCCGAAAAAAGAGTTCAAGCCCTCCAACACGACAGAACTCTTGACTTTGGTTTTGGGATTATAGACCTCAACAGTGTGTTGGAGTTTTGGCATTGTCTCAAAGAACTTCTCAATCTGTTTGAATTGAGTAGAACTCATCTGTTCCAGAAACTCAACCATCTCTTTCTTGGTGCAATCCTCAGATGCCCAAACCTCATCTTCACTGTAGATCTTATCAATACAAGTTGCAATCAACTCAAATGATTGATCCAGAGAGGCATTACCATCAAAATCAAAGTTATTCTTGATGAATTGTTCCAAAGAAGGATACTTCATATCCATCATCAGAGTGTCATCCAACTGGATACGCTTGGTGTGACCTTCTGGTTCCTGGACCTTGATGTCCTCAATGTCAATCTCAACTTCAACAGGAGTTATACCATCATCAGGTGCAGTGAGAGTAATCTCAACAACTTCACCAACTGACTTGGCACGAATGTTGAGGAACAAGAATTCAATGTCAAAGGTTGGAAGACTTTCCACCTTAACACCTCTGGTCTGAATACAAGCCTTCAGAACCTGTTTGATTGCTGTTGTGATTTGCTTGGTGTCTTCACTTTCCAGAGCAAGAACCAACAGTTTTTCTTCCTTCACAAGGAAGGGACGATATTTGATTGACTTCTTTGTTGAAGGCAATGTCAACTCATAGTAAGGAGTTGCAATCTTTGGTAAAGGCATTATAAAGATTCAGGTGAGATTATTTAGTGGGGTATCAGAATTGTTGAGCTGTTCTACGATCAATGACATAACGAAGATAAGTCATATTAACTGTGTACTTCAGAACATCAGGTGTACCATACTGAACAGGTGTTGAGTTGATACTGATTGGATAAGCCCCTACAAAATTATATTGTATCTGATATGGGACAGTATCTCCAAGACTGGCGAGTCGTCCAATGTGACCAGCGTTCTTCTCAAACTTGGTGACATATACACTATCAGAACGATAATCTGTTGGATAATTCATTCTGTATTGAGCATATGGATTCACATAATCATTCAGGTCACCCTGTTGATTCATTCCAGCAATATAATCAATCCATCCCTCAAACATTTCAATAACACCATACTCATTATCAACATAGAATGAGAAAGACAAATCTTGATATTGCTTTCTGTATGGCATCCTTTCAGTCACACCACGATAATCATTTCTAACTTCGTGTGTTTGAAGAGCGTGACCTGGAAGAGATGTTTGATGACAGGCAAGTTCAATTGATTCTCCCTTTGCGCCATAAGAAATACCCCTACTTGAGAGATAACTTGCAACAGGACCTGGAGGTTGAAGTTTAACAAGAAAGACCGAAGTCTGAGCGACATTCAGAGCTCTGTAGATGAACTCAAAAGTTCCTACTCTTCTTGAACTGGGACCACTAGAATTGGTCGTAGCCATCTATAAATACTGATACTTATATTGTTATTTAGTGGGTATGGCTGAGAGTTGTAAATCACTTTTCAAACCTAGCAATCCTCACAAGTATCAAGGTAACCCAAACAATATTATTTGTAGATCTTCATGGGAAAGAAGATTCTGCATGTGGTGTGATACCAATGAAAGTGTGATTCAATGGGCATCTGAGGAGTTCTCAATTCCTTATGTAAAACCCACTGACGGAAAGATACACAGATACTATCCTGATTTCCTGTGTAAGGTAAAACAACAGGATGGAACTATCAAGAACTGGATTGTTGAGGTAAAACCCAAAAAACAATGTTCTCCACCTGTTCAGGGCAAGAGAGTTACCAAGTCTTACGTCTATGAGTGCACTCAATATGCAGTGAATGAAGCAAAATGGAAGGCAGCAGAAGAGTTTGCTCTTGATAATAATGCGATCTTCAAAATCATCACAGAAGAGGAGTTGGGATTAAATGGCAAACGTCGAAACTCTAAAACAAGAAGACTACCTAAAAAGCGATAACGACAGACTTGCTGGTGGAGCTGCCAATGACATTGCCAACATGGGTGATCCTGATGACATGATGTTGGCTCTGATGGGAGTTCTTACTGATACAGAAGTTGCTCCCTCTGTTGGACGATATTACACTTTCATCTATAAAGCAGACACACCTGAAATTCTTTATGATCAGTTTCCTCTCATTGCATGTGTAGGTGTTTATCCCTGGGGATTTAGAGGATTGAATTATCATTGGGGAGAGTTCAGAAATTACACTTGGGAAGAACTCCAAAGTTTTCTTTATCTCATTTATCCCAATGAATTAGAAGAAGCAAGATCCATTCCATATCAGAAATTCGTTCTAAATAACTAAAAGACCAGTTCTTATAAATGGCAAGGATCCAATCATCAAGAATATGGAACGGTCTCAAGGTTGACGAATATACCAACACAGAGACTGCTGAAATACAACTCAGACAATCATCAACTTCTGGTGAAGGAGATCTTCTTGCCAAGTCCTTTAACAGTGATTGGGAATTAGTTGATACAAATAAATTTGTAAGACTGTATAACAATAGAGCCAGATACTCAGAACAACTCACCACAACTCAATTTGAAAAAGAGTTCTTCAACAATGGAAGACCTCTTTTCAATGAAGATAGAGCCTTAGTCCTGAATAATGTTGATAATTATGGTGGATTGACACTTGCGGATAACAATAGAACTCAATTCTTTAATAATGGAGTTCCTGGATTACAAAATCCCACAACTGGTCAAGTTGTAAACAATGATGGGACAGTCACTGGACAGAATCCTTTTGGTCAAACTCCAGGATTCCTCGCAAATGGAACTCCAACACAATATGGAACCTTTGCATTTCCTAATGACCAACTAACCATTGGTTCTCAAGACTCAAATCCTGACATTGAGGGAGTTGCAGTACCTAAAGGTAGATCTCTCAGAACTGGAAGTTCTGCTGGGATCATGAGATATCCACTGAATGACATGAGTCAGTTTGGTGTTGATTATATCCAAATCACTGGACATAAGTATTCTGCTCGTGGGGCTGGAAACTCTTTGATTGGTGGTAAAGCAGAAGATCGTGTTGGACCTCTCACTGGAACTGTTCAACTCCCCATTCAGAAAAACATTTCAGAATCATTTGGAGTTGACTTCAGTGAAGATAAGTTGAATTTTATTCAAGCATCTTTGGCAGAAGTTGCCATGGCTGGAATTGACAAGGTTTCAGATTTGGACATACTTGGTGCTGCTGGAGCGATGGCAGAAGAAGCTGCTAAAGCTGTTGAATCAGGATTTGCTGATGATAACACCAAATATTTCTTGAAAGCTTACTTTGCTGGAAAAGCAGTTGGAACAAACCTAGTTGCTCGTTCAACAGGATCTGTTGCTAACCCCAACATGGAACTTCTCTTCAATGGTCCGAGGTTGAGAAACTTCAAATACAGTTTTGAGCTTACTCCAAGAGATCCAGATGAAGCAAGAGTGATTCAAAAAATCATTAAATGGTTCAAATATAATGCTGCTCCCTCAAAATCTGGAACTAATGGAATTTTCCTCTATACCCCAAATGTCTTCAAATTGAAGTTTATCTTCAATAATGGAGGACAACATCCTTATCTTCACAAATTTAAACCATGTTTCTTGAAAAACTTCTCTGTCAGTTACACACCAGATAATCATTACATGACTTATCCTGATGGATCAATGGTTTCTTATATTTTGAATTTAGACTTTGGTGAAATTGAACCAATTTATCAAGATGATAATGAAGATTCAACTCAAGACATG